CCCCGCCTGGCTGCTTTGCTGCGTCCCCAGTCCACGGCGCAGGGAAGTTGGCGAACAAACGCTGAGTGAAATCGGCAACAGCCAAATCGGGTATTGAAGTTCCAGCCATTAGTATGTGTTTACCACCACGCCTGAGTTAGTTGCGTACATAACCTGGTGCGATCCTGCGGTTAAAGAATCCACCGAAGAGCCATTAATGAGAATGCTGCTCATTTCGATCGCTGTAATTCTGGAAGTCGCTCGAGGACCATCAGCGTTTTTTGCAATGTCTAAAATGTCACTGGCATACAGAGTGCCACCGATTGGTAGTGCGTTTATAAAATTTATTATCGCAGTTTGAATCAGTGTTTGAACTGCTCCAGTTCCAGAAGAAATTCTGGCTGCAAGTTGCACGCCGGTGGCGAGCTGGCTGGCTGCTCTAACCTGTTGTGAAACCGAATAAGCTCGGACGCCATCCAACGATGTGGCCAATGCGTTCAAAGTTGTTGTAGGGGTTGCGCCAGAACCATCATCAACGACAGTCACAACGTTGCCGTAGAGCGTATTGCCGTTGACGTCGACGTTTTCCAGAATGACAAACTTGAGATTCTCGCCAAAGGAAAGCAGCACTTCTTCAAAAGATCCAAACGTGGCTTTTGAAAGGGAGTTGATATAAAGCTGGAAGCGAATGTTGAACTGTGCATCTGTTTCCGGATCTGTGCCGTCAACGATTGAGTTCAAATTGATAACAGTATCGATACCCGGAATGCTTGTGGCAAGCTGCTGTAGCTGACCAACCTGAACGTTGTAAGCGCTGCCAGGCAGAAGAGCTTGCACTGTGGCGGTGCAAAGTCTGGTGTTCGGCGGAACGATGTATGCATTTGCTGAAGCATTGTAAGAGTTTTGGTTGGTATCAGCGATAACTTGATATTGAATCGCGCCACCAAGGGTCTGGATGATCGCACCAACAGGGATATTTACCGCGTTGGCTTTGACTTGATTCATGGCGAATTGAACTTGGCCGACAGCTTGTTGTGCTGGTCGTCTTGTTAGATAGTATTGCGCCATCCATGTGTCGAGATCGGCACCATAGGATGTCTGCGCCTTTGAGTAATAGTAGGTGTCGAGAATATTGGCTTCTAAATCGACAAGCTGCGTTGCCACCGTGAACATTGCGGCTTCAAGCGGATCGCCCGATACCAGATTTGGATCTAGTCCCATAAGACCAGCCCATGAAGAAGTAAGGCTAGTAACAATCTGATCAAGCGTTTTGAGATTTAGAGTCATTGCGCCACCTTAACGAATATTTCGCCAGGTTTGCCTGACTTCAAAAAGACCTGAATTGTGACGATGATAGTGTGGGAATCGGTTTGAGTTGTTGAGATTTGAGGCAGTTGAGTTATGTCAACGCCTTCATCAACGAGCACCGCAGCATTCACGAGCGCTGTTAATTGGTCGAGCCAACCTTGGTTAAAAGTCTCGCCAACTAATCTGCCGCAACCAATGCCGTAGCTCGGATCGTAAATGTAGTCTGCAGGAACAACTGAGCCGTCATCAAGAGTGAAAGATGGATTCGTGATCAGCCGTCTTTCGATTCTCTGCCTTACCTGGTCCCAACCGTAAGCCATGACCAGTCCGCCATTCTGATTGAGAACAAAGTCACCACCCCATTCCAAATAGAGAGTGCTTTGCCCAAAGCCTGTCATTAGCTACCCTCCAGATTATTAGTGCTTTGTATTCCAAGGACCGCTGGTGCGACTGGTGCACTGGTGAGAGAACCAGGAGAGCTTGAAACGTGAACGTGATTGTTGCCCCAAAGTAAATATGCGGCATTTAGAAGCTGCTGAATAGCACCAGATCCAGCGTCGATAATTGCTGATGTTAGATCTATGCCAGGCGCCGAAATAGACACGATGCCACCAGCGGTCAAAGCTATGGTGGAAGTGGTGTTGATCTGTACGCTTTGAGCAGTTACCGTGCAAGCTAAACCAGCAACAACGTCAACGGTGCCCGCTGGCGCTGAAATCGTGATATTTCCAAGGATAGCGTCCGCGTAAATGTTGCCAACTTTTGCTGTAGCAAAGATGTGACCTTCATCAGTGAGCGCTGTTATGTTTCCCAATTTTGCTTCGACTGTTGCGCTTCCTTGATTAAGAGTCACAGTAGCGTTACCAGTCAAAATATTGATCGTCAAATCGTTCTCAAGCACATTGAGATCGCATTCCTTGGATGTGTTGATCACTAACTTATCTTTAGTGAACAACGCCATATGTCCGTCGGCAAAAATCTTGAAGAACGTGCCTGACTGAAATTTATCAATCATCTCGCCTGGCTGCAGCTGGTTTGTGCCAGTGGTGTCATCGTCCGAATTTGTTGAACCGTCGGAAGCCCCCGCGCCTGGTGGTGTATGAGTTACGTTGAACGCGAATTTTGTGATCTCGCCGACACCGGTTCTTCTGTCGTGCAATGAGACCTGAACTTGCTCGCCACCAATTAGGTTGTCCGGTGTGGCATTTGCCAAAGCTGGTGCATATTGCAAGCCCCATCCTGGTCCCGTGCGCATTGTGCCGAGTGGTAAATCCGAAGTTTCGTACATGTTGCCATTTTGATCGCGCAAAGATGGAATCAAAACTTTGACGGTGTGTCCTTTTGGGTTATATCCGGATATGTGGCCCCAATGCGCATTACGAAGAGCGGCAATCTCTTCCTTAACGATGTGCCGAATTAAATGAACGATTTCAGCCCGAATATCCAAGTTAAGTCTCCGTCGGCTGATTCATTGCAATAAATTGAGATCTGAAACCTGCAGTTCGCGAATAACTGTGAGTGACATCTGCCACCACATAGCTACGATTTTCATAACCGGCTAAACCTTGGTTAGGACTATTAATTTGGAGTGTCTGATGAATTACCGCTGAAGGCAAACCTATAATGGAGCCATGAATGATAATTTCTCTTTTTGCGATATCTCGAGCGATGCCTTTTGCACGGTCCTGGCATTGAGCTGCGGTTAGTCCATCGATATGAAAGGTCAAAACAACCGCTTCGCCCTTTCCGTGAGCAGGTTGGCTAGTAGCGCTCTTTCCTTTTTTCGACCCATGCGCATTGACGTCGCTGACTGAGCCGCTGATTGTCTGTGCAGCACTTACCGCTGATGACGATGTTAGTTGGTTTGTGTAAGGGTCATAGCTTAAAACGTGGACCTCAAAATTCCCATTCCTGCGAGCGTTGTGGTCAATTTCTAGATTTTCAACTGGATTAGGCAAGTTTTGCTGCGCAGTTGCCCCATAGGTCACAATAAGTGAACCCACTGATTCATCGATTGGCCCAAAATACAATGTCCGATCAGGCGTGACGTGGCAATCAAAACCAAACTGGTCTGCCAGATTTTTGACAACAGCCCAAAGTTGTTGTGGATGTGAAAGAAATGCGGTGTCTTGGTTGTAGCTAGAACCAACTAAAATACCCGGATCTGTGACGTTCAAACCCATGCCTGCATTCGTCGCTATTTGACTTACAAGTTGCCCTGCGGTCTGATTTTTATAGTTGTAACCCGCAATAACCTGAGTTTTATCGACAAGGTCGGCCGCCCAATCTCTGCCAGAAATGATGCACCTATCTTTTCCGGGGTTTATTTTGTGGCTATCGTAGTAGCCGCCAAAGATCAATTTGGTCGAAGTTTCTTTAAAGCCAGCTGAAAGACTAATCTGAGCACCGGATTCGCCAAGGCTCGCAATGTCTATTCCCATCAGAGAAAGCTGTGAAAAGCTTGTTTCGGCAGTGATAGTCCCTAAGCTTCCATGCGATGCAAGGTGGACGTTCCATGCATCCGAAGGCACCTGAACGCCGTTAATCGTCAGGATGGAATTTGGTGTATTTAAGAGATTTGCCATATTAGATTCGGTTGCGATGTCGTTGGCGCTGCAGGAATGTCTAAGTTGTAGTCGCCAATTGGCATCGAATTATTTAAGCCGTTCGCATCGCGGATAAGCTTGAAAAGTCCCGCATCGCCATAATGTTTTGATGCGAGTTGGAAAAGATTTGGGTTGGTGATCTGTTCTTGTCCGATGATGGGCGCCGAGCCGCTTAGCGAGTTGTTTATATTGGTCAAACTATTGTTCAATTGAGCGGCAGCTGAAGCAGCATTTGGATCTGTTCCAGACATAACTGGTGCGATCTGGTTTTGAATGGTGCCCACTTGCTGTTGTAGATTGGTGATTGTGGCTGCAGGCATGTTCGAAATGGATCCGCCTGCTTGGCTTAATCCGCTATTCAAGGCGTTATTTAGGTTGGTGACGTTTTGTTGAACTGGGGCGCTGAAGCTATAAGGTGCTGGCGGATTGCCAACGATGTTGTTCATATTGCCTTGAGACTGCGATAGAACAGTTTCTGGTGGCGTCGGTGTTGAGGTTTGGTTGCTTCCTTGAGAATTGTCTTGGAAGACCATGAACTTACATTTGTAGAAAATGTAGTTGTACTGCTCTTGTTCAATTTCAAAGTCTTCTACCATTCCCAAATAAGACCATTGAGCATGAGCGAGCCTAACAGTCTGACCAGACTGCCAAAGCTGATTTAATTGCGCGGCGCGAGATTGCGCGCTCGCACCAAATAGTTCCCCTTTCCATTCTTTGTCGTGCGGAAACGAACCAAGGTACTGAGCGGATATTTGACCGCCGTCAAATTTCGTTTTTATGATGTCCTGGTGCCCACCTAAGCTTGAAAGCTTAGCCGGAATTTCGCGACCAGTGAAGGTCACGGTGCCGAGTGTCATTGGACTAACTGGAGTAAACATTAGCCACCCACATTGCCGCCGTGGTGCCACTGGCTTTCAAAAATGCCACCAGCCGCTGAACTGCTATTAAGACCCCCGCGAAGATGATCAACCATGGCATTCGCAACCTTTTTAGAAAAGGCATGCGAATCTTCGCCTGGCTGTTGATGAATAGTCGTATTGAAATTGTTGACGATCTTGCCACCCTTTGCTGACGATGTCTGAGTGGGTTGTAACAAATGCGAAGGAGCAGCGCCTACGGTCATTCCAGTCATAGTGCTATGTGCGCCCTGATAGGCTAAGTGGGCATTTGGTCCAGACATTTGACTCACGGCTGAATCCAGCACGGCATGAGTGCCCGCGGCAAGCAAATTGCCGATTGGTCCAAGAGCATTTGCTATAGATTGACCGATCGATCCAAAGAACGCAGCAAATCCCATCTGCAGTGCCTTCATATTATTCATGGATGTCGTGAACAAATTATCAGAGCTATCTTTAATCGTTTTTACTACTTTGTCCCAATGCATAATTGCCAAAATAAGCCCTGTGATTCCTGCAACTGCGAGAGTGATCCATCCCGCCAACGCCCCAACTGATGCACCGCATAAGCCTGCAATTACGACGTTCGTTTGGAAAGCAGCATAAAGAGCTACTACGCCGCCGACTAAAGTTACGGCTGCAATAGCCGCTGCGATAATTTTTGGTGCCATGGGATTTGCCACCATGAATTGGTTGATTTGATTCAGCACTCTGGCGAGAAAATTCATGCCTCTAGTGGCTAGAGGTAATGCTTCTTTCCCAAGATTAGTCATCGCATTCGCGAACTGTGCTTCCGTAGACTTTTGAACGTTTTGAACATTCTTATCAGCTATTGGAACAGCTTGCGCTCGCTTTGGTACTCGTTCAAATTTTTCTCGCTCTCTTTGCACGGCGGTTTGGCTAACTGCCATCAAAGATAGGTATTGAGTCGTGTTTTTATTTAGTCGAAGTTGGTTGATCAAACCGGCGATCTCTTTATTTTGTTCAGCCTTATCCGTAATTGCGGCTATGCGCGGATTATCTTTCAACATCTGCGGAATCCATATCTTAGTCAACGCTTCAAATGGATTTGACTTAAATTCTTGCTGACCCAAAATGCCATGAGAAGCAATTCTCATGTAAGTCTTTTTGTTTATCTGTTCGCCACCAGAATTTAATAAGTGAGCTTTTTGTAGGCGCAAGGCAGCTTCTACTGTCATCACACCTTGGATCAACGATTGGTTGATCGCTGCGTTTTGAGTACCTGCACGCTGTCCACCTAGTTCTTGATAGAAATAAGGCGAAACACGATATTTGTAGTCATCGTTGTATCCATAACGGGCAACACCGGCATTTTTATTGAAGCCATGAAAATCAGCAGCTGTGACCATTCCGTTCAAAGCGGTGATCGAGCGACGCATCATGTCGATGTGCTCTTCTTGATAAGCGCGTGAACGACCGGGCAATAAATCACCGGCTAATTCACCAGCTCTCGCCATGTCTTTTGTCATATGCTCAGCTTGTGCGCTAACCTTCATGTTTCCAGAAGTTCGGATGATCTTCATAGCATCGGTGAAAGCAGGCAAAATTTCGCGCGCATGCTCAGTGCTCCCTAAAGCCGCAGTCAAGTCACCAATGTGCGAAAGGTTTTCCGCATACGTAGTGGTTAAATCTCGAGTGGAATTGGCTTGCGCTGCGGCAATATTCTTATTAATCTCGGCAATCTTAATGCCCTGAGACTCCATTTTGTTCAGTTCGAAATTGTACTCTTTGGCATGATGTACGATGACTTCCATCGCTTCCATTCCGCCGTGAAACATATTTGCGCCGATGTTTTGAAGAATGGAAAGCTTCGCAAGGTTGTCACCAACGTCTTTAATTTTTTGCTTGAGCTGATCGGTATGCTGACCCGCCTGAAGCATTGCTCGCGAAACGCTGCTCATTGCAGACGTCACGCGGTCGGTCATAAAAATCGTTATGCCAACTTGATATGCATCCATTAATCTACCGTTTGCCCTTCGCTACTCAAATCGGCATCAAGAACGGCGAAACCTACACTGGCAGAGCCTAAGCCGTAAGATGCTAACGCTCTAATCCGTTCAACATAATGCGGCAATACTTCTAGAGCTGTAGGCGCCAGCACTGGTCTTGGTGGCTCATGTGCCGATCCAAGCTCGCTATAGATTACATAGTCTTTATTTGTTCCGACCATCACTCGCAGTCCGTGCTCATCGACGGTATGACCAATGTCTTGTTCGAATTCACCGCTAGCATAGAGTGGTGTATCTGGGTTGCCGCCTTTGCCAAAACCTTCATTAGTTTTGCGTTCAAGAGTGGCGTCAGTTAACGGAGCCCACGCGGGATAGGGACCGATTCCAGGTTGGTAACTTCCAATTTTTAGGCGTGCGTGTTCTTCCACAGCCTCACCAATCTCATGTAATCCGTGTTCCAAGCCGTGCTTATAATCATGTATTGCTTGGTGGGCGAGATGATGGGCTAAATCAGTAAGGCTGTGGAAATGATGACTCATTTTTTGCGGGTTACCTCTCCTGTTTCAAAATCGACGTTACCGCCATTTTGCATTTGAATTTGATAAATGTAGGCTCTTCGCTCTGCTTGGGTAAGAGTCCAAGCTTGATCCCAATTCATCCCGTGACTTGTGCAAAAAACAACGTCACCCCATTCAGGATCCTGGCAGATTTTTTTTTGCATCCCCGAGGACATCGGGGCTCACTGCTGGCCAATACTGTTGGTGGGCTGATATCACCCATTCCATCCCGTAGTCACCAATCCTATTCATAAGGTCTTGAGCTTGGTTTCTATCGGTTGGATGCTGCACCGCGTGCCCATCGATTGCTCGTACGTACATCAACGGCTTTATCCAAAGCATGTCCATGGGCTGCGGATTCTGTCCCATAATTTTTGCCACAATGCCTTGCGTTGCATAAGGCGGCAAGCCCATGTCGATGCGTGGACCGTCAGGAACTTGAATGACGCGGAGTCGGCTATTCGGATTAGCAGTTGGAAGGGCTTGCATAGGAGCAGCTTGAGCAACGTTCTGAGGAGGAACGTATGCCGCAGCGTTGACCCGCGGATCATTCTTCATCTCTTCGGGCATGTCTCTGCGCTGTTGCTCGCGCAGTTTGGCTAGATCTTGTTTTGTTGGTGCGCCAACGGCTTGTACTTTTTCAGTCATTAAGTCATCTCACCTTGGTAAGGAGTAGTGACTTACAAATTTAGGACACCAGAGCTGCCACCGCTAGTATTAGTGCACTGAGATGCGGCGAAGTTGAGTTTTTGATCAACAGGCTTGTCGGCAGCATAGTCACCACCGTCACCCCAAATGACGCAATCGGCGTAAACATCAGTGTCTACAGAGCCATCTGGGTTGCTGGTTTGAACTTGAATTGAAAATTTTACAGGGGCGCCACCATTGTACTGGTTCTGTTCCAAGTTCTGAAAAATCTTGGTGATGTTGCCGTTGAATCGCGTGAACGACATGTCACCAGACCAACCGTGGTAGGTGATGTCATTGATGGGCTGTCCATTTCCACTCATCGGAATGGTTTCGTGAAGCTTTTGATTTTGCTTCGCGCTGAATTTCATCAGCCAACCAATATCGTCAGCGCTGAATGCAGCGCCACCATTACTTGGCGTAAACGTGATGCTGGCGTTGTAGCCAAG